CATATTGTAAATCTTGAAAGAGATTTAGTTGTTGCTAAAAAAGAAATAGTAGATATTAATACTAGACTTTCTTCTGCTGAAGCTACATGGCAGATGGCAGAGAATCTATATAGAACTTTAGCCGACCAAGTACGAGAACATAGCTACGATATTAAGGATTTAAATAGGTAATCATATGGAGGGTCTCAGGATGGATTACAGGTTTACTGCACTATTAATTGTAATGCTGACACTACTTGCTTTATTTGGTGGACCAGCACATAGTAAAAATGAATATTTAAACAATGGATATAATTCTTGTAACACAGGTTCATTTGATGTTCGTATAGAAACACAAGAGGGAAATAATAAATATAATCATTATAGTTCTTCTAATAATTATAATAGTGAAGATGGAAGAGATTCATTAAGTTTTACTTACAGGCACTTTTTAGGTTCAGCTTGTACAAAAGAATTTAAAAAAACACAACAAGAAAATATAGAATTAAAACAACAATTAGAATTAATGAAAATGTGTGGTAAGGTTAATAAAAATCCTACTTTAAAATACAATCCTAACTTTCATTTGATTGTTATGAAATGTTCTGGTATAGTTATTCCAGAAAATAAGAGTCCTGAAGGTAGTCTTTGGGATGAATTAAAAGATGACTATAAAAAAGAAAATCCTGATGTTAATTTAATGGGAGATAAATTTATAACTAATAAAAATAAATTAGTAATACCAAAATATTTAACAGAAGATACAGATAAAGAAATAATACTACCAGTACCAAAGGATTAATATGAAAATATCACAAGATACATCAGTAAGTATGCCAGTTAAAAATATGATTGGTATTGTTGTAGCTGTAGCTATGGGTGTGTTTGCTTATACAGAAGTAACATCAAGACTAACATCACTTGAAACATCAAGAGAATTATTTCAAGCAGACTTATTAAAGAAGAGTGAACAATTACCTACTGACCAAGAACAATTTATGTTGATAGAATCTTTGTTTGGTGATGTAGAAAAATTAATTAAAAATCAAGAACAAAATATGACTAATAAAATTAATATAGAATTTCTTAAATCACAATTAGAAAAAGCTTTAAAAGATGTNGAAAATCTAAAAGATAAAGTAAGACAGAATGGTAATGGACATGGTTGAAATAGTTGTAGCATTATTAATGATTGTTAATGGAGAGATTAAAGAACATAGAATACAAGAATCTATGTCTGTTTGTTTAAAAGGTAAACGAATTGCTATGCGTACTAATAATAGTAGAAATGTAGATTACCAATGTATAAAATCTAAAGCAGAAACAGAGATATATATGGGTGAAAAATCAATCGTAAATTTAATATTAAAATGATAGATAAATTTATATATAAATGCTGTGATGTATTAGATAAGTATAGTGAATGGGTGAATGAATTTTTCTTCGCACCAAAATGTAAATGTAAAAGAAAGAAAAAGAAATGAAATTTATATTAGTAATAAGTTTATGTTCGTTTGTAAATAATGAATGTTTACCACCAGTACAAGTTACTACTCAATACGAGTCTTGGAAAGAATGTACTGTTGCAGCATTAACTATATCTAATGATATTATTGTACAACAAAAAGATGAAGATGTTAACATAGCTAAGTTAGCAACTAAATTTATGTGTGAAGAAATAAAAGAAACTTAAGAATGAAAAACATCTGATGCAATTTTTTCTAAGTCTTCAGATAACAAACTAAACTTAGCATCACACTCTCTCAACAAAGCTTTAATGACACCAGCATTTTGTTTTTTAAAATGTAAAGCAATTTTATCCATTGGATATTTAGACAACTCAGTAATGAATTGTCCTTGATTATTAATCAACAATTTGAAACTCATTAGGTAAGCTTCTTTTCTTTTAGTTCTTTTCTTTTGTTTAAGTTTTGGATTGGTCTTCATGTTTCTTTCTAAGTAAATCTACAAGAAAGTCGTCATCACCTTTTTCTGCACTTAATTTAGTTAAAGGTTCTTGACCATCTTTATATGTTTCAATTGTTTTTATTCTAACAGGGTTAGTCATAAATACAGGAAATCTTTTATTACTTAAAGACTTGACCATAAAAAAACCATCTTCTGCCATACCAAATGTTTCTACATTTTTAATGTCAATATCATCTGACCCTATTAAACAAAGTCTTAAATGATATACACCATCTAATGGTTTTACTGGCTGACCATTAATTCCTACTATCTTATCTGTCATTTTCAAATGTCTTATCGGTTGCATGATGGTCTACTTCTACAGGTGCTACTTCACCTTGTTGTCCATCATCATCAGCTAAACTATCTACACTTTCAGTATACATTTCATTTAACTTATTATTATTTCTAGTAATTTTTAATTTAAGGTGGTCTTTTAGTGCATCAATCTTTACATGAAGTATCTTATCTAAATGTTCATTAATACCATACATAGGTAAATCATTTAATGAAGATATAATTCTTCTAAAACCTCTTGCTCTTTTTTCTAATTGTGTTATCTGTGATTCGTTAGTCATAGTCTCTCTCCAATATCATTTCTAAATAGTGTATAGCTTTTTCTATATCTTTTCTTTTACCTTTTAATTTATGTCTACAAATATATTTAATAGCATTACCTTCTGCAAATAATAATTTATTTTCATTTACAAATTGTGCAGGTTGTATCTTCATACCTTTATAATGTGTACCATCTACTTGTTTATCTAAGCTATCGTAGTTTGTACTCTTAAACATATCTGTATTAGTCATTAATTGGTCCTTCTTCTGCCATTTTCTTTCTTCGTAATTGTTGTTCTGATGGCTGTAACATATCATTTAAATCATCAATTGTCAACTCTTTATTTCTTTTTAATTTTTTTACAATCCACTTATAACTCCAAGGTTGTAATCTAAAAGTATCACCATGATAGTAATGAGTTTGATTAGGCATAAAATTAAATACATTTTTATAATTAATCTTACTTGCTTCTTCTTTTGATAACAAAGATTGTAACCATTCAACTAAGATATGTTTAGCTTTTCTTCTTATAGGTTTCATTTGTTTTGCGTTCATATTCTTTTACTGTAGTTTGTTAGTTGTTCTTTGTATTGACTTGTTATCTCTTCTACTAAAGGTAGCTTAACTACATCAGCTAACATAGTATTCTTAGCTGCATATTTAAATACTCTTAAACCTTTACCATCATTAGTATCTGAATGACATTCCCATTTGTGAGGACAGAATTGACAACCAATAGCTAAAGTTTTATTACCATTCTTCTCTTCTTTAAATGGATAACATTTTTCTGGTGGTGTATCTTGCTCTAGTGATACTCTTAAGTCTGTTATTAATTGTTTAACATTAGGTTTAGCCATATCATCTGGTTTGTAAAAACATATATCACCATTTGATTTATCAACAACTAAGAACCCTCCTTCTTTTGTACCACATCCTGCTTCATATCCTGCTAACTGGGCATGATAACCAAAGGGGTCATCACCTACTATCTCACCTGATTTAAATTTCTTAAAACTAAATGAAGAAGCAGACTTAACATCACATATCTCTCCATCTATTATACTATCTATATGTCCTGACACACCTTCTACTTCTACTTTTCTTTGTTGGTCTTCTACTTTATGACCTGCTAACTCAGCTAAGTAAAGTACTAAGTGTTCAATGATATGACCATACAAGAATTTTAAATTCATTCCTGAGTCTTCATCTTTCCTATCTTTAGGACTATGTTTATCGTACCATAGTTGTCTAGATGGTTTTCCTATTGAGGACATTCTTAGTTGTCCTTCTTTATCTGGTTTAACTCTTGGTGTATTCCAAGCTAACATAGCTTCTTTAATATTATTTAAGAATACATCCATGTTTTCATCTGTTATGTTCAGAGACTTACCTTCAGAGATACCAGAAATTAAAGATTTGATATCCTCTGCTAGTGTACTAATGTGTTTCTGACCAGTTGTTTCCGACTTTGTATTTTGCATTTAGTGGACACCTTACATTTAATTGTTTACCTGCTTCAATAATTGATTGTACTGCTAACTTTCCAAATTGTTCTGTCTTAGATTCTTCAACTTCATATTGGAACTCATCATGTACATTCACTACTGGGTAGGCTTTTATTTTATTTATACTAACATATTCTTCTAGCAATGTCAACGCATATTTCATAACAGTTGCACCTGCTCCCTGCAACAAAGTATTCAATGCTGCATGAGGATATCTTATTATTATTTTTCTTTGGTCGAGTCCTCTGACCCATCTTCTACTAGCAATTCGTTCCACTTTTTCTC